CTTCTGGGGTAAAGATACCTACCTCTCCAGCATTAGCGATAAAGGCAGCTTGATTTAATCTGCCTGTTCCTAGCACGACAGGAGTAGCGGCAGTTCCTGCTCCTACTAAAATCTGTCTTGCGTTATTAATTGCACTTGGTGCACTCATTTTTCCTATGTTTTAAATTAAAAGGAATCTATTAACTGAAATCCATAGGTTCGTAACCTAAAGAAATCATAAGGACATTATTAAATGCTACACTACTAACATTAGTAATTCTAACATTAAAAGTCCCATCGGCAACAGTACCTCCAACGATATTAACATTGGCTGCTCCGTTACCTGTTACTATAGCATGTTTGATGACAGGAACATGCTGCATAGCTTTAAATCCTGGATTAGTAATTGTAAAATCAAAAGAAGCAGACCCTGACGCATCAGTTAAAGCCACTGTCATAAGTACAAAGTTAGTTCCTGTTGTAGCTACAGTTGTTGTCTTACTTCCTGTTTGAATAAAAGGTGTTGAACTTGTTTTATATAAACTGTTTATTTTTTCAACAAGGTCATTAAATTGTTTTCCGAAAACATAAAATCTTCCGTTACCCATTGATGGTAGAAAGTTTGCGGAGGTTATTTTGTCAATGAAATTAGCCATTTTTTCTAATTATTATTTTTTATTAAACGTTTATTATAAAATACTGCAATTTAACAGTACTATTAAGTGCAGCTGATGCAGCTATATTTTGAATATCTACAGCAAACCTATTAGTCTGTGGATCTATTGAGTGAACTATCGGTAATCCTGTACCACTATAATTTTCAATACTTAAAATACACATAGCTGAATCAGGAATACTTATTACATTATCATTTATATCTCTTAAATAAATTCTAAAATTATATGCACTACCAGCACTAGTAGTCATAGTTTCAGTTGTAATTATTCCTGATCTTTTTGTAATAAATGCTGCACCTCCAGATGCAGTTACATCATCAGTTTCTTCAAACTTTAACTTCTCTACTGTTACTTCTTTTTCCCCAGTAATAATAGGAATAAGCTTATCCATTAAAGAATTGAATATACTTGAGTATACATAGTGATTGTTTCCTCTTGTTTTTTTACCAGGAAGAAAGTTTGCTTCAGTTATTTTCTTTAAAAAATTAACCATTGTTTTATTCTATGTTCTTTTGGTTCTCCATCATCTTAGACTGTAAACCAGGTCTGTCGGTTGTCTGCATAGCAAATTCAACTGCAAGATCAGCAATAGCTTCATGATGAATATAATCAAACTCGCAAAAGCTTGTGCCATCTGCAGGATCAATTATATCTTTCGGTATTCTGTAATAAGATATTCTATACATCACAGGGGTGGCACCATCAAAAAGAACAAGTTCATGTTGCTTTTTGTTGGTATCACCTATCTGTGTTGATATAGTTTCTCTCTCTCTATCAATCCTCCATATAAGTTCCTCGTAAGGCTTCTTATATGGATTCTTGAAATTAGAGTTGTAGTAATCTTCCTTAACGGGTTTTACAGGAGTGCGATAGTTTGTGATAGCTTCACCACAACTGTTAGTGTAGTTTATATCACATTCCTCTTTAAGTGCTACCCATAAATCGTTAGGAAGTTCAACTAATTGTGAATTAGGTTGGTCTCCAGTAGAGAAGGTATTGAGAGCTGAGTGAGCTTTTAACTGCACAAGATCCTTAGAACGCTTTTCGCTTTCTTCAGCACCTTTACGTGTAGGATTAGCAAGCTCGTTATAAAGAGACTTACAGAATACCTTTTGTGCCTTATTAAAAAGTGCACAAAGATCGGCATCATCATAGCCTGGTGCGTCTTGCGATGCATAAGCATCGTAACGCAACCTCATATAACTCAATATCTCAGTAACATCCATTATTTACCTTCGCTTCTAGCAATCATTGTTTCAATAAGGATTCTGTGATCACCATTCTGCTTGTTGTTCAAGAATGCAATTGTAGCAGTCAAGTCAACTCCCATTAAGTCACCTCCCATTGTTCGATACGCAGTACCATCTTTTTGGATAGCATTGTATGTCAACCCTTTTGTTATAAGAACCCTAGTTATTAAATCTTTATCATTAACAACTTCGATAAATCTTTTAGGGTTTGCAGCGATAAAATCTCCAATCTGACCTTGTAACCAAATAAGTGTCGAACTAGGTGACACACGTTGATTAGTAAGTAAGAAAAGAATGTCACCTAATGCAACTTTATCTTCACGTATTTTAGAATACTCAAGATATGCATCAGCAACAATGTTTGCGCTACTTGATTTTTTAGAATCCTCGTATCCTTCCTCAACAATCATATACTTATATGAAGCCTTTCTTTGAGAACTATATGCATCGGGTGCGATATAATCATCATTTGTAAGAAGTACCTTATAAGTAATGTAATCCATTGGGTCAGAAAGATTAAGTGTTCTTGCATCTTTAGAAAGTCTAATCGGTTTAAAGATTGACTTCCAAAAGTTATTTTCTCTTTTGTGTACCGATAAATCTCCTGCAGACAAAGAAAGACCTGGATGACCTTCAAGGTGATCTTGTTCTTCTTTTGAAAGTGGATTTACGTAAGATCCATTTACTGCACTTTTAGGTATAGTAAATGTATTTACGGAATGCTTATATAGAAATTCAGCCTCGTGACCTTTCGGTAACCATGACTTTTTTACTACTGGAAGCACTTTTACTTTTTTATTAGGAAGGGCGAATACAGGAGTAGTCTCTTCGACTACCCCTGATTCTACCTTCGCTGTTACTTTTTGTTTACCTGCCATTTGTCCTCTTCTTAAACGTTAGCTATTAAAAAAGGATGTTTGGAATAAGTGACTTAGTACGACTTGGGTCATACACAGCAACACCTACTTGACATCCTCGGTGGATAGTATATCCATCAGTTGCGTGACTCATTGGTGACATCTTACCTGTTGCAGAGTAAGGATCTCGCAATCCTGGCTCGTAACCGTAAATGTTCTCAGAACTCTTAACATAAAACTTCTGAATGTTTGGCTCTCCATTAGTAGTACCAATGTCCATGATGTCATATCGGTAAGACTCAGCAACACCTCCATCAGGATGAAGAATCTTGTTTCGCTCACGATCATCATACATGCTATCTACAGAGATAGAGAATCGGATACCGTTAGGTCCCATATAATCTAGGAATTGACCTCCGTAACCGTAAGCCATCTTAACTCCTGCCATTCCTCCATTCTCAGAAGTAGAGAACATACGAGTAGCGTCAAACAATGGACGGAACAATTGTACGTGGTTCTCTAGTGCAAGGTGGAACTGAATTGCTCCTCGCTCACCTGTTCGTGCCACAAAGTGACGCTGATCTGTAGGAAGTTTTCCTTCAGAAAGGTCAGTCAATGTAGAAAGTAACCACTCAATAGAAAAGTCACTGTAAAACTCAGTACCAGAGCTTTCCATCTGCTGACGGATACCTGCACCTTGCTTCTTAACGTGACCTGACTTACCAAAGTTGTAATACTGTCCGTTAGTTCCTCTGTTGCTTCTTGCGAACATCAAAAGACGATTCTTTTCAAGACGATACTGCTGATCGAATACGTAATCTTCGTACTGCATCCAAGTAACAAAATTCTCTAACTTATTAGTGTTAGGATCTTTTACTTTGAATCCTGTAGCAAATGGTCGGTTGATCATGTTGCCAGGAAGTGTATGCTGCATACGAATCATAGAGAAAGTGTTTCTCATTCCGAATGGAGACTCAAAGTTGATACCACCACCTTTCTTAGAAAGAGTAGATTCAACAAGAGACCACTCACGGCTCCATCGCTTACCTGAAGCAAGCTCCTCAACTGGTACAAAAAGATCAGTGTCTCCAGTGATCAATTTAACTTCGTAAATCCAGTTTGTTCCATCAGCGATAGGATCAGATTGGATCTGCAAAGAGTACATTTCATTCTTGTGACCAACAATGATATGCTCATCAGTAAACCATCGCTCTGGGAATACCATGTAGAAAGTAGTAACATTTCTACCTGGCTCATCACCTACAGCAACAGCTGCTCCAGCTGGAGTCAATCGTGCCTCTATTAGAGGAACATTCTTTTTACCAGAACCAACAAGTTCCCATGTAAAATCGTCATCAGTATCAAGGTACTTAACCTTGTATTTTGATAATTGAGAATCCAAATCAGTACCAAAGTTGGTAGTGTGGATTCTTCGCATAATATCAGTAGCCTTCTGTGGACGACCCTGATAAATGCTATGTAGATGGTTTGCAGTTGTCAATCCTGACCAGTGCTGTGCATCATACATTTGAAACTCTGAAAATTGAAGTGCCATTTTTTAGCGTATTTTTTGTTTCAATTAAATTTAGATATCAACACCATCAAGAAGACGAAGATAATTGCTCTTCATTTCTCTTTCGGTGATACCCTCTAGGGAAGCTCCCTTCCCTGCATCATAGATCCCTTCCGTAGAAAGGCTCTTTTCTAGTTCCTGCACAGCATTGCTCATAGAGCGTTTAGTAAACAGGGACGTATCTGGTTTCTCATCAAAGAGACCCATTTTTATAAAATAGTGAAGTCGCGTATCAAAATCAAACGGGCTTTCAGAACGTTTATCGGAAACAGTTGTTCTAAGTGTTCCTTGTTCTGTTCTACCTGTAGGATTTGTCATAGCTTCTGCCATCCATTTTGTAGTTTCTTCAGTTACAGCGACTCCAGGCATTATTTCCTTAAGTTCAGTAACCTTCTTAATAAGATCATTCCTTCGCTCCTCATGTGCAACTTTATTTGACTCTGCCTCTTGAACTTCCGATTGCTTTCGCTGGATAGCTATTTTTTTAAGGCTGTCAAGTGCAAGTTTTGCATCAGCTTCATCATCTCCTGAATTAAAAGATTGATTAGCTCGTCTTTGAGAATCTTCTTTGGAATAACCTCTTGCTAAAAGATCGTTAAAAATCAAACTTTGTCTAACTGCCTTTTTATCTTCAGCAACAGCTTCATCATCTACATCAGATTCGATAAATCTATCTTCAGTAAAGTCAGCAAGTTTGGTTTCAGCATTGTGGTGTCTTACAACATTATCAACAGGTACACCAGCACGAATAGCATCTAATGCTTCTTTTGTGCGAGGGTCAAGATCAGAATATTCATTCTGCTTGATTGTACCTTTTATCATGTCTGCAAGTTTTGGTATATCTACGTCCTTGATTTCCTCCTCGCTAACTCCAGTAAGAACACCGTCCTTATAGAGTGCCGAGGCAAGCCTTGTTAAAAGAGGAGAAGAGGGAGCACTCTCAGAGGACGGCATATCTTCAAATACATTCTCAGCAGTTTCTCCCTCCATATCGGATGTGCCAACCTCACTTTTCAATGAGATTTCAAATGTACCTTCAGAAGGTTGACTGTCTGCTGCCTCCCCATCACCATCTTTTTCTATAGTTGGTTTTATGGCAGGTTCTGCTGCAGATGCAGGTGCACCTTCATTTAATTCTATTTCAAAGGTTCCAGCATCTTCAACACCTTCGATGTCAAAGTTAAAACCTCCTAAAGTTTCTTCGTTATTAAACTCCATGTTTATAATTTACAAAATTATACTAATTAACATCCAATGTCAATACCCTCCTCTATCGAGAAGTGTTGGTCTTTATAGACTTTTTGAGTTTTAATTTTTCAATTTCCTCCTCACTTTGTCTGTCCAACTCATTCTCACTTACCTCATGCTTTAGTTGCATGCCGAGCTTTTCAACATCTTTCATCGTTTTCATAACAGTATCTGACGATTCTGTCATCTTAAGATCCATTTGAAGTTCTGCTTTCACTTTTTCAAGATCAATCTTTCCTTCGCTACGAACCCTTTCAAGCTCAAGTGCAAGATCAGCTTTAAATTGCTCTGCTTGTTGCTTGCCCTCATTCTTCATTGCCTCAACCTGCTGCATTGATTGCTGCTGTTGTTGCATCATTGCTTGCTGTTGTTCAGAATCTTGTTTTATTTGATCCAGTTTCTGACGTTCAGCATTTTCTATTTTACGTCTAACAGAACTAATACTAGAATCAGTAAGAATATCCATTATCTGTGAAAAGTTTATTTTATCATTTTGTAGTCCTGCTTGAGCAAGCTGAATCATAGTTTGATGTAGTTGTTCATACTCCATACTAGAACCTATAGTTATACCATAATCCATTTCACGTATCATATCACCATCTATTTCTGCAATCATTTGAGAAAGATCATCAGTAATATATTGAACCTTTAATGACCTATCACGATACGCATGCTTCGCAACCTCAAGAGTAGCACTTAATACAGATGTTTTAATCCTCTCGTGAAACTGAAAATAAAGTTCAGTAATATGCGAAGACTGCATTACAGACCTTTGAGTATTACCTACAAGTTCACTACTTGAAATTGCACCCTCACGTTGACGGCTTACTCCTGATATATTACTTATCTCTTCTTTAATAAAGTTAAGTATCATCATGTTCTGCTGTAGATAGTTGCCCATGTCAAAATTCATAGGTGCTCTATTAGCATTCATGTTTCCAGCAAGTGTTCCTGTAGCTGCTCCTTTTCTTGCTTCCTTAAATGAGTCAATCGGCAACCATCCCATTTTATCAGCAAAGTAAAGTGCATCTTCAGTTTCCCAACCTTCAGGTATCATTGCAAGATCAAGATATCCTACCACACCTTTATGTTTAGTAAGTGTTTCCCACTGCTTAAACATTAAGAAAT